GGCTGGAGGGGTCTGTGCGTTTATAAAACAAGGAGCACTATCAATGCTTCTTTCTGTAGCACTTTGAACAAGCCCGGCGGCCAGTCTTCTGAGCTGCCTCGAGGGTGACTGATCTTGCGTACTTCATACCGCTGCAATCAGGGTTGCTGTGATAGCATTTACCATAAGTGGATATGTAAACAGTTTCGACTTCTTCGGATTTTTCTTGTGATTCAATGGATATAGGCGGAAGGGGAGAAAGTGAGAAATTTTCAGGAAGAGCCGCACAAGTTAAGAATAAAGAACAACTTATGATAAATATTGTAAAAAAGGTTAAAATTAGGCTTGCTCGTTTCAAAAAAGTATAGATAACATCGGCAATGAATGAAAAGAGCATCGAAATTAAAACTATGGGGGTTTGAAGAATCAATCCAATGATGCTGCCAATAATTAAGGCGGTAAATGCGATTGGAACAGAAAGCAGCAAAAGTATTAGAATTTCAGAGAATGATAGTGTAGGAAATTTAAATTGAAAATGTAAGAGAAAATAATAAGAATTTATGGCACACGGAATAGCGGCGACAATTCTTGGGATGATTTTGTTTGAAAAATCTGAAAAATCACTGATAAAACTACCGATCAAAGCAGCGACATAGATTGGCTCTAAAAAGAATAGTTCAAATCTGTTCTGAAATAGGTATGATAGAAATATTGCGGGAATTATCCAAAGGCATGCAGCAAAGGCACGAATGTTAGAGGGTGCCTTTTCAATTTTCATACAATCATCTCCATATTCTTCATAAGTGTAGATGATTGAGAAAGAATATTCAAATGACAACTTCACCAAAAAATCAATAGAAAAATCGTTTTGTTGCTTATGCAACGTAAAAAGGCTTCTGTGCAGCAATGCACAGGAGCCTTTTTACATTTACTTTACACTGTGTTGGCGGAGCCAGCGGATGCTGATGCATCGGCCTCCGCTTTTTTCTGAGCCAGGAGCTCCTGGCGGTAGGCCTCTACCTCGGCGTCGATGTCCAGAGGGTCGGGCTTTTGGGCACTGAGCTCAGCGGCTACACCGGAGATGTAGCGGAGCACAGCGTCCTGGTCAGCGGAACTGAGCTTCAGGAAGGCCGTGAGGATGGCACACTTTCGGTCGTCCAGGTGATACTCGGCAGCCAGGCGGTCCAGGATGGAATCAGCGGTATCATCCAGCATGGGGCCGTCCCCGGTGCGGAGCCAGGATTCGGAGATCCCGAACTCCCGGCAGATAGACTGGATGGTCTGGTCCGTGGTGCCGTTGGTCCCTTTTTCAATCAGGCTGATGGCGGATTTACTTAACCCGATCTTTTTGCCGAACTGCTCCATGGTAAGGTTGTTTGCCTTGCGGACTTCCTTGATGCGGTCGCAAATTTCAGACATGAGATTTACCTCCTTTCTTTTGGTCTGATTCCATTATAGCATGAAAGTTTAGAAAATCAACTACAAATGAAATATAATCCTTGACAAAGTTATGAGGATAAACTATAATGACATTGTGAGGTTCACAATCTGAACTTATAGAGACAGATTTTAAACCGTGAACGGATCAAACGGACTACAAAGGAGGTAACAGCATGAGCGAAAAAGAGAAGAAAAGCCGGGAAATGCTGGAGCAGATGGCCAAGCTGCCCCCTAAGACCCAGGAGCGGATCGGGTACATCATCGAGGGTGCCCTGGTGCTGGCAGAGAGCCGGGACGAGGAACCAGCGGAAAAGCCGGGTCCGGAAAAGAGCGCATGAACCGCAGGATGTTGTGGGCACTGCTGCGCGGGCGAAAGCGCCTGACATCGGACGATGTTGTGCCGATCTGCAAAGCGTTGGGTGTGACGCCGAATGAACTTTTCGGCGTCGACACCCCGGAGAAGAGCGCATGAACCCTCTCAGTCGCCCCGAGGGCGACAGCTCCCCCGAGAGGGGGAGCTTTGGGGGACGGAAGGAGGTGAAGAAGATGGAACATGAAAAAAGCCCCTGCGCTGCCGGTGAAGGGCAGAGCAGGGACTACAACGAACTTGGAATTTACAGACACAAGGACGGGAACCGGACACTGGAAGCAGCACAGCTTCTGTGGGCATTTTTGCCGGCATGGATGGCGGCAAGAGATATGGCTGCGGTTGACCGCGCCTACAACAAGCAGCTTTCCGGCGTGATCGCGGAGAACGCAGAAATCATTCTGAAAGCAGCGAAAGAGATGGCCGGATGGGAGATGGAAGCGTGACGACCGGGCAAGAAGGTGAAAGCTCCAGCGGGATAAGACCACGCCGGAACATCAGATGCACCGCAGAGATGCACTGCTGACACTGCGCAAAGTTTGTGCCGCTGCAATGGTCGCAGACGTTGGGCAAAGAAAAGAGCGGCGGACTGCCCGGCTGCAGGATGCAACGGAGTTCGGAAGCCTGCGGAGGTAGTACACCGAGCCGGTCGAACGGACACTGAAGTCTGAAATGAATGGTATAAAGCATGTGAGAGTTCCCCTTTCCTGTGCTGATTGTAACACGGGAAGGGAGACAGAACAAGGAGGTGAAGAAGATGGAAAATAAAAAAGTCCGCATGAAGCGGGCACAGAGAAAAGCGCTTGTGAACTGCGAAGGAAACCGGAGCTTTACTGCAGCATACCGAGATTGCCCGCTGCCAGAAGGGCAGCAAACTGATTTGAGTAGCTTTCCAGAATGCGGTACTCCTGCTTTGAAAGACTGGCGGTACAGCACTGATATGTGCAGGCTTGCTGCAGCGCGAGAAGATCCAGATTTGAAAAGCGAAGGGTCTTGAACCGAAGTTTTGCCGGGAGAGCGCGGGCAGCGTTCTTCATTTCGGAAATCAGATCAGGATCATCTACGGGACCAAACCAGGAAGCCGGGGCAGATTCGAGCGATTGCAGCGCACGGATCAGAAGCGGGATGTCCTGCGGACGGATGTTGAAACCGGGCATAAGAAAATACCTCCTTTCTTTTTGCTGATTGTAGCACAAAGAAGGGAGACAGAACAAGGAGGTGAAGAAGATGGTGGCAGGGTTCATTCTGGAATTTTTGCTGCTGCTGGTGAGCATGGGGCTGATGCTGGCAAGCTGCGTTGAAAAGAGCTGGAACATGGCGATGATCGCTTATGTGCTGTGCGCTCTGGCAGCGGCCATTATTTCAGCTTTATGGTTCGCAGCGCTGACAACTCCTGCTGCATAGCGATCTGGGCGGAGACCTGCGCATGGGTGAGCCGGGTGACAGACGGATCCGAACGGTCGTGCGCAAGTTCGACAAGAGCCTGACCGTAAAGGCTGAGAGCCTCGCGGGAAGGTTCGGTGCAATAGAGCACAGCGCAAGACAGGGCGCTGTTGAGAAGCAGAGAGTTTTCGGCGGAAGGGTCGGCACGGAAGGCCGCAGCGGCCGCCATGAATTTTGCAAAAGCGTCGGACTGGGCGCTGAAGTAAAGTTTGGAGGCTTCCAGCCGATAAGCTGCACGGCTGTTGAAACGCGCTGCGAGCCATGTGATGACCACGTTGAGCAGGGCGGCAAGGCAGGAGACCAGAGCGGTGATCGAAGTGATAGCGGCGATGGTCTGAGAATCAAAGGAAAACAAGCAAAACACATCCTTTCTTTTTGCTGATTGTAGCACAAAGAAGGGAGACAGAACAAGGAGCGTATGAAGATGGAACGATACATGATCCTGATCCGGACGGACGGCACGGGCCGCCTGATCCGGTGCGACGACGGAGACACCTGCAAGCTGGAGACGCTCCAGCAGCTGGTGGGCGGCCTGATCGAGACGGCAGACTGCTGCCTGGAACCGGGCTGGGCCCGGGAGCCGGTGGACAGCATCAAGCTGATCGTGAACGAGGAAGGCCTGCTGCAGGAGCTACCGGTAAACTGGAAGGCGATGAATCTGTACCAGTACGGCTATATGAGCGGCATCGTGGGCACGGCAGTGCTGGCGGCTGCACGCGGGGATGAGCTGATCGGCTTTGCAAAGCCGGTGTGCGAGACCATCTGCGCAGAGTGGGGCATCCGACTGGGAGGTGAGGAGGCATGACCGACCGGAACAATGCCCCGGCGGGGCGGTTGGTGCCGACCGGGGAGAAGCCCACCGAGACCGGACGGCCGATGCTGCTGAGCAGCAAGTGGATGGTGGAGGCCGCAGGTGCGATGTGCGACGAGCTGATCACGACGTGCAAGCAGCTGATGGACCGGTTGGACAAAGAGGACAGAGACTGTGTGTACATGGCGCTGGATGCGCGGCGCGCGGCCGAACGGCTGCAGCGGGTGCTGCAGACCATCACAGAGCAGGAGGAGTGACAAAAGCCATGAAAAGGACAGTCACAAGGGCAAAGGTCTGGGACGCGCGGCAGCTGCCCGCGTACCTGACCCCGGCCGAGTACGCCGCACTGATCGGCGTGTGCCCCAAGACGGTGCAGCGCATGTGCCGGATGGGAATGCTGCCCGCCACCAAGGTGGGCCCCAAGCTCTGGCGCATTGACAAGAACGCCGCGCTGGAGAAAATGAAAAAGCCCGCCGGTGCTGAGAACACCGGTGGGCTCCGAGTGAAAGCGATCTGACAAGGGCCGCTATCACCAGAAGTATAACGCAAACGGAGGTATTTTGCAATGCGAATCAAATCGACAGTATGGCACTGGCTGGCGGCTGGGAGCCTTTGCGCCGGACTGCTGTGCGGCATGGGGTTGGAAGGCAACGCTCAGGTGGGCGCACCCATCACGGACGGGCAGTTTGTGACGGCCATTGTGCTGGTGCTGGCGGCCGTGCTTTTTATGCGGCTGGGCTTTGCGGCCCAGGAGCAGGAGGAAAAGGCCAAACACCGGGCGCACCGGCAGCCGGAGAACACCGTGAAAGCCGGAAAGCGGAAGGTGGGGTGAGCAGGATGCGTTACCGTGTGCACATTGAGATGAGCCGGGACGGCTACCCGCTGCGGCTGCAGACGGCCTTACTGGTGGGCGGCAGCAGCCAGGGCGTGGCCAAAGCCAGAGCGCTGGAGCTGGCACGGGAGCAGCACCCGGAGTGCGACGACTTCCGGGTGTACCATGTGGAGGAGCTTGGCAAATGCAAAAAGACACTGTAAAGGGCTGGGCGCGGGCCACGCTGCTTTGTGATCAGATCCGCATTGACGCAGATGCAGCCCTTGCAGTGGTGAACGACCTGCCCAGCGGGATAGCCGAAGACGCCGCGAACCTGCTGTGCAAAGCACTGACGGAAGCGAGAGCGCAGGTGCTTGCCTGGGCGAACGACCACGGGGAACCGTGAAGAGAAAAGGAGCAGAACTATGAAGAGTACGATCGAGATCACGGTGAGGACGGTGCCGGGCGGAAAAGTCCTGACCAACGTAAAAGCAAAAGAATGCAGCGAGGAAGATGTTTTGGAGGTGATGACGGCGGGCTTTTGCGCGATGGCGGCAAACTGCATGCGGGAGGTGCCGCAGCGGCTGCGCGGACAGTGCTGCAAAGAATTTGGGAAGATGATGGAGAATGCGCTGCTGGCTCTGTTGAACGGAGAGGCAAAAGCGGCGCAGCGGTTTGAGGGCAAAGAGGCGGCCTTTATGACGGAGCTGCTGACGCGGCAGGGAGAGGTACAGGACGAATGACACAGCAGGAGTACGAGCAGAAGCTGGACGCGGCGCTGGAAGAGCTGGACTGGCACGACCCGCGCAGCAGGGAGAGCGACGCACACAAGGTACTGGAGGCTGCCTCGGTGGACAAGAGCCTGAGCCTGGACGAGTGGATGCGGCTGTATGAGAGATACCGGAAGGCGGTGAAGAGACTGTGAAGCAGAAGATGAGCCTGCGGCAGAAGATCGACCTGACGCGGGACGGCACGGCGGAGATGACGCGGTGGTGCATCATCATTGCGCTGCATCAGGGCTTTGGCGTGGGAAGCGAGCGGCTGCGCAAAATCGAAAGACGCACCGAAGAGCTGGGGTACGAGAGCCTGAGCGTGGCCATGACGGCCAACGACAGGGGGATGCCCAGCACGGACAAGAGCCTTGCCATGCGGGAAGGATGGCTGCCGGATGGCGTAGAGCCGGAGTTCCGGGTGCCGATCCTGCGGGCACCGAAAAACCGGAAAGAGCAGCAGCTGCGGATGGCGGGAAACCAGGCGGCGGGCATGGTGTGGACCCTGTACGCAAAAGCCTGCATGGACGTGCTGGGGTACGGAACAAAAAGGCTGACCCGGCTGCGGGAGGAAGCACTGGCAAATTACCGGCAGGTGAACGAGGAAGGGCACGAGTGCCTGGAGTGGGCCATGGAGCGGCTGCGGAAATGCGCGGAGGACGCACTGAAAGAGGACGTTGTCGTGCAGGAGGTGCCGGACGAAGAGCGGGTGAAGCAATCGGACCGGGACTATATGGCACAAAAGGAAGCGTTCTTCCGGCGGAACATGGCGGCAGCCATGGGCCGGAAGCTGGCACCGGCAGGAGCGGCGGTGCTGAGCGAAAAGGGACTGGCCGAGAAATTGCAGCAGCTTGCACGTCTGCAGCAGGATGGCAGCGGCCGACCGGAAGAGCTGAACCGGACATGGATGGGACGGAAGGAGGGGAAAGCATCGTGACACTGACGGAAGCAATGAAGTACCGGGGCCTGACGGTGTGGAAGCTGGCGGAGCGGACGGGCGTGAAAACGCAGACGGCGAAGAAGTGGACGGAGCCCGGCGGGACACGGAAAATCACGGTGGAGCGGCTGCGGCAGATCACGGAGATCCTGGACGGCGGGGCGCTGATCACCGAGGACGGCGTGGAGTTTGAACTGTACGGAGGAAAAGTATGAGCAAGGACAAGAGAAAGATCACGCGCAAGCGGTTTTGCAGGCTGCCGGCAGCAAAAATCGGCTCGCAGGTACCGGAGGTGCGGGACTTTGCTGCATGCTGCGTCGGGTTTGAGCAGTACAAGAACCAGCAGATGCGAGAGATGGACGGCCCGGAAGCCCGGCGGAAAGCGGAGCAGGTATTCGGGCGGCTGTGCTGGAAGGATGCGTGGGAAGAGCTGCGAGAGGTGCGGGACAGATGAAGTACATCTACAGCCTGTACGACGCAAAGACCGGGGAGCTGGCCTACAAAGGCAAGGCGGGACAGCTGGTAGCGGATGGCGTTTTTTCACGGAGCGATGACCTGAGCCGACTGTGGGCCAAGCAGCACCTGAAGGGCATCCGGCCCCGAAAATGGAAGGTGGAGCGGGAAGAGATCCGGCCGGTGGCAAAAAAGATAGCGCCGCCCGGCGGGACGACCCGGAAGGTGTGGGTGTACCGGATGACGGACGCCGACGGCCGGGTGGTGTGCGAAGGCACCGCGGTGGAGCTGGTGGAAAAAGGCTTTTTTATCCGGGCAGAGGACGCACCGAATGCCCACCGAGCCGGGCACAATAAGCGCCTGGGCGTGACATGTGTGGAGCGCCGGAAAGAGGAGCGGCCCATCCGGATCCCGAAAGGGGAGGACCGGAAGAAGCGGGAAGGCTTTTCGGAGCGGAAGAACGTGAGTGCGAAAGAGCCGGAAAAGACGGAGATGGACGCGCTGCAGGAAGATGTACATGCGCTGTGCCGCTACAATGCGGCGGCACGGAAATGGGGCCGCAAAGAGCTGAGCTACGGCTACTGGGCGGCGGCCGGGAAACCGGAGGTGCCGGTATGACCGAGTGGTGCTGCAAGCCGGACTGCCCAGGAAGATCCCCGGCGTGCCATGACCAGTGCGAAAAGTACCGGGAGTGGAAGGGACGGCTGAAAACCGAGAAGGAGTACACCCAAAACGCAATCTACCGGGACAAGGTGAACCGGGGCGATTACGAAAAAGAAGGCTGGATGGCCCACAAGGGACAGCGGAGCAGAAGAAGAAAATGAACAGGAAAAGCCCTCCGTCAATTACGCCGGAGGGCTTTGGCGACGGGACGGGCATAAAGTTTGCCGGGTGCTGCCAGACGCTGGCGGCAGGCGGGAGCCTTTATCAAAGTATATAATATACCTTTTATTTTTATAAGCGTCCGGGCGGGCGCTTGAGGGAGCTTGTATACCCGTTATTTCTACGACGGTGAGGACCGGGAAAAGAAAAGGACAAGGGCGCTGCCCGAAAGAAGAGGTGAGCCATGAAGAGCTGGATCCGGGAGAAAAAGTACGAGTGCGGAGAGTACAGGACCGTGGGCATCTATGCGGTGACGGATCAGGAGCACAGGCAGCGGGGCAGGAAGCAAAAGGAGAGCAGCCGGGGCCAGAAGGCACGCAATAAAAACGCCAGCATGCGCAGATACCAGCGCAAGGTGCTGGCGAACTTTGACAAGGACGGCTTTTATGTGACCGGGACCTACGAGGATGCATACCGGCCGGAGAGCTTTGAGGACTGCGTGCAGGACGTGCGGAACTATGTGCGGCGGGTAAAGGCGGCGGTGATCCGGCGGTTCGGGGAGCAGAGAGCCAGGCAGCTGAAGCTGAGCCTGCACGCGGTGCGGAACGGAGAGAAAGGGAAGCTGCACATGCACGGCTTTGCCGAGTGCAAGGGCCTGACGGCGGCCGAGCGGAGGGAATTCCGCCAGATGCTGGAAGAACTGTGGCGGCGGCGGGTGCCGGGTACGGGAGAGTATGAGCCGCTGGGGACCTGCAACGCGGACCGGATCGACGTGAAAAAGATCCTGGGCATAGACGGGGATGGCAAAAACGGCACGGTAGGGTACATCTACGGCCACAGTGAGCGCCGGTGCGTGGAGACGCGGAACCTGACGCTGCCGGAAGTGCTGCGGGCAGCCGACACCAAGTGGAGCCGGAGACAGCTGCGGCAGGGGTGCAGCGAGCACGCCGAGGATGCAGCCTGGTGGGAGCAGCGCTTCCCGGGCTGGGAGGTGGTGCAGGTGATGGTCTACGACCCGCAGCAGCTGTACGAGACCGACCGACCACGGCCAGACGGCTGGGAGAGCACCGACCCGCAGGCGTATCTGATCCTGCGGAGGCGGGAGTTTGCGAAAGTTCGCACCTGACAGATAAAAAAATTTAATTATATTTACATATTGCGCGCGAAACGCGGAAAAACGCTGAATTTGCGCGCAAATCAGCGCAAAAGCGCGCGGAAAGGCGGGGCACGGGTGACAAAACAGCAGAAAAAGGACGTGCGGAAGGGACTGCGGCGGTATGGCCGGGCGATGGAAGCGGCCGAAGGCACCCCGGACGAGCTGACGCAGGCCTGGGGCCGGGCGATCGGGCAGGCGCTGGACTACTATGACGAGGCGGACCCGGTGTGCGCGGGGATCCTTGTGCGGCGGTACATGGCCGGAGAAAAAGAGTGGGACGTGGTGGAGGCGCTGCACATCGGGCGGACGACCTACTACCGCAAGGAGCTGGAGGCGTTGAGCACGGTGGGACTTTTTGCCGCACGGGAGGGGCTGGTGTAGCCATGCCCATACAGGAGCATGGGACGGGCTGGGTGCGATGCATCCGGCCTGTTTGTGCTGCAACATAGCAAACCGCGTGCTGAAAAGTGCGCGGTTTTTTTATTGCGGACCCGGACGGTAGACTGGGAGCCAAAGCACGGAGGGAGGGCCGGGGATGGCAAAGCGGAGATACTGCAAAAACACCGTGCCCGGGAAGCAGGGCCGGGGCAAAAAGTACCCGGCGGCTGTACGTGCCGAAGTGGTGATGGCCATGATCGGCTCAAACTCCATCTGCGCAGTGGCGCGCAGGTACGGCGTGCCGGAGAGCACCATCCGCAGCTGGATGGCCGAGGAGGCCGGAAAGCCGGACGGAGTATTTGCAGCAGCGCGGGCCGAGGCGGCGCGGGAGATCGCGGCGCGGGCGGCTGTGGGCGCAAAGGCCCAGGTGAGCTACCTGCAGCAGCGGGTGGCCGAGAACCAGAGGGCGGCCGAGGTGCGGGAAAAGCTGCACCGGCGGCTGGACGAGGACGCCAAAGCGCGGCAGTACGACATCGGGGTGCAGCTCAAGAGCGAGGACGAGACGCTGCAGGACACCATGGAGACCGGCCTTGTGGCATACGGAGCGCCGGGCAGCTACGACCGGCAGCTGAGCGACGAGGAGCGGAAAGAGCTGGAAAAGCAGCTGGAGCGATACGACAGCCGGGTGATGACCGACCGGGACGCGGCGAACGTCGCGGCGGTGCTGCTCACGGCGGCGGGGGCTGCGGCTGCGCTGGTGCCCCAGGACACCAAAGACCGGGACAGCGGCCAGAGCGCCCCGGCGGTGCTGATGGAGCCGAGAGGCACAGAGGACGAGGCAGAGGTGATACTGGATGGACCGGGCTAA